ACTCACGATATTCAACGGCGTGAGCGAGTACTTCTTCTGGAACGAGTTCGGCGTACGCTACAACTTCATCGCCGTGGATTACCTGGTCTATACGAACGAGGTGGTGGGCAACATCATGGAGTCCTACCCCATCGTGCCGATGGCGCTGGGAATCGTGCTCGTGACGCTCGTGGTCACGTGGTATCTCTTCCGGCGCGACATCGTGCGCGCCGACAGCCTCACGGGCTGGAGGTGGAAGGCCGCGGCAGGTCCCGCCTACCTCGCCGCGCTGGCGGCCGCCGTCGGGCTGCTCCACTTCAACACCCGTTTCCAGGACAGCCCGAACGTTTACGTGAACGAACTGCAGGCGAACGGGCTTTACAAGTTCTACGACGCCTTCGTCAAGAACAGCCTCGACTACGAACGGTTCTACCTCACGCGCCCCGAAGCCGAGGCCGAACGCTTCGTGCACGAGGTGTACGGCAGTACGGGCGAGAACCTGCGCCCCGTATGTGGGGGTAAAAACGAAATGTGACAAACCTGAGGAGAGCAATAAACCCGTAAATACCGTGTAACACAGACAGATAAGCACAAGACCGTCCCGGACAGCCGCTCGATCGAAATGCGACTTTAGTGATACTTTCGTGTTACTTTGACATGCCTTTAAACGGTCCGTTTGAGCGGAAAATATTACACGCCCCGAAATAAGCTATCAAAACAGCTCAAATTCCGGCGATGATATCCTCGATTCCGTATGGAAAAACCCCGCCATACATCGGTAAAATGATGATTACGGTGGGGTTTTATTATGTTGTTACTCCCGCAACGAGTATGCTTCAAGAACTGTTCAAGATACCGTTCAATCGTCCGAAAATCATCTTCAGAGAGCCGATTTTCTGACTCCAGCAATATGGCCCATTTCGAGTTTAAATGTTCATTAAGATGTTCACTAAGATGTTCAATTAATCACGTCCGTAAAAACGAAAAAGATATATTAGATGTTCGTTTAGATGTTCAATTACAACATATATTTATTTGTATTAGTGTGTGCATAATGGTCGTATTTATGCAAAAATAGCATGTAAATAGCGGTTTTATGGATGGATAATACACATTGCATTACTTCAACTTAAATATGTAATACGTTGCATATTAGCATTTTGCTGCATGTTTACGCAGAAAAATCATGCAAATTATGTGTGCGAAAGAATTATCATGTGCTTCAATATTTGGGGACTACGCACATGCTATTTATTCGTTTGCAGCGGCAGAGATGGCATCCTCGGCATCCATAGAAGGGGCCTTTTTTGCTGTTCTGATTTCAGCTTTGAGGGATTCCGATTCCGCTTTTATCAATTCATTTTCAGCTTCGAGATGTCCTATTTGTTTTGCAAGGTCTTTGATTTCAGCATCTTTTTCCCGAAGATAAGTCAATAATTGCGCCACCGTCTCTTTGTCCGATAACTTTGTACTGTCAAACTCATCGAGACGCAGCATATCTCCTTGCCCCGTAATAAGCCACATAAGATTGACCTCTGGAATTATAGACAATATATTCCCTATTGCGGTAGAATTAAGAGGTGTGTCTTTGGCTTTTCCCGTGAAATTAGAGTATGACATACCAATTTTTTCACAAAACTTCTTCTTTCCAGTCCTGACTTTTCAGCAAGTTGTAATATTCTGTCTTTAATACTACCAAATTTATTTGTCATTTCGCTTGCTAATTAGGGAATATATTTGTTATATTTGCAATGCAGTTTCCAATGTGTAACTGGCGGACAAATATAGCAAAAAAGCAAGTTATGGCAAAAATCATTCTTGAGTACGGAGAGCGCAAGGTGCTCGGCGAGATCTTCAATGTGAGCCAGCTCACCATCCGTAGAGCGTTATCATGCAAGACGAATACAGACCTCGCGAAAAAGATTCGCAAGGTCGCCCTCGACCGGGGCGGTGTCTTAAAACCGAACCAAAATCCTACTCAGCAATGAACAATAGGTGGATCATTCGCGAAAACTACGTCGGGGCTGCGATATTCGGGCTGTTGGCGTTTGGAGGCGCTCTTGGCATGTGTGCCGGGAATACAATTCACTTGCTTACCACTGTAATCAGTGGTTCGGTAAGCTGGGTTCTGTGGCGGGAAGCAAAACAGTTGGAAAATCAGGGATGACAATCGGCTCCCTAATTTTTCCGTAAAACACAAAAGTATTATCCGGAGCGATACCAACACAGGAGCGGTAAAAAAGTAAAACGATGCAACGATTTGGTCATACGATAGTAGTTACAGTAGAGGATCTGACACGTAGCGATGATGGGGAACCGGTAATGACCATGAATAATTATCGGAATCTTGTACGTCGTAAACAACTCAATATCCTTCGCCCCGGTAAAGGACTGGGTTGTTGCGCTCTGATCGAATACCCATCATTGCCGGAACGCTTCCGGCATAAGTTCGAAGCCAAATACGGCGATCCGGAAGAATTGCTAAGCAACAACAAACCGATGATTACGATCAATGCTACGGCCCGCCAATTCTTTGCGGGCTTGGAAGAAGGCTCCTTCCGATTGCCGAACGGAGAGCGGCTTCCGGCCGAAAAGATCGAGGAGTATACGCTGAACGCGTCGGTTCTCGATGTTTTGGTGGAAAAGGTTCAGGAACAGCGGATCGGCCGGAACCGTCTTAAAAACTCGACCCGGATTATTTGGGAGAATATCCTCGCCACGGCCGAACAGATGCGCAATGACTTTCACCACACGCTTCCGGAGAATGCCGCGCGTTTGAAGGATAAATTGAGAGCCTATGAGCGTGAAGGTTTTGCAAGTCTCGTATCGAAAAAATTCTGCAATGCGAACAAATCCAAAATAACCCCGGAAGGAGGGCGTTTGCTGGTCGCACTGCGTCGTAGTCGCATACCGGTCTATACGCTTCGCCAGATATTCGAGGAGTACAATCGTCGGGCCGAGCAAAAAGGATGGAAAACACTTGAGTCGATGAATTCCGTCACAGCCTACCTGGATCGCCCGGATATTGCACCGAAATGGTGGGCGGCAGTCTATGGAGAACTGGCTGCACGCCAGAAGTTCGACCGCAAGCAGCAAACGGTGATGCCGGCTCTTCGCGATGCCTTGTGGTATGGCGACGGTACGAAGCTGAACCTTTATTATAAAGGACGGGACAAGAGCGGGCGTTTGGTCAAGAAAACGGCAATGGTCTACGAGGTGATCGACGCCTACAGCGAAATGCTGTTGGGTTATTGCATCGGGGAGGTCGAGAATGCCGAGATGCAGCGCAGAGCGTTCCGTATGGCAGTCGAGACGGCCGGACATAAACCGTTCGAGATTGTTACGGACAATCAGGGAGGGCAGAAAACGGACAAATCGAAGGAATTCATGTCCCGAATCTGTCGAATCAGCCGCAATACGGCACCACATACGCCGCAGGCCAAGACGATCGAATCGCTTTTCGGCCGATTCCAGCGCGAAGTGCTGCATGCCGACTGGCGATTCACAGGACAAAATATCACGGCTACGAGTCGCGATTCGCGCCCTAATCTCGAATTTGTCGAAGCCAATGCGGACGGGCTGTACACCTTCGAGGAATTATGCAGGGCGTATGCCGATTATCGGGAGCGTTGGAACGATATGCGTCATCCGGATTCGAAAATGAGCCGTCGGGAGATGTATCTCCGCTCGGAGAATCCCGAGGCTCCGGCATTATCCCGATACGACTATATGGAAATGTTCTGGCGCGAGACAGAACGTCCGAGCGAATTCACATCGTCAGGTATTACCATTCAGGTCGAAGGACAACGTTACACTTACGAAGTCTTCGACGCGGCAGGACTTCCGGATATGAAGTTCCGGCGCAAGAATACGACCCGCAAATTCTTTGTCCGCTACGATCCGGACGATATGACGCAGGTATGGCTCTGCACAAAACCGGCAGTAGGCGGCCTTCGGATGGTCGTCCCGGCAGGACCGTACGCAACCGTACACCGGGCCATTCAAGAGCAGTCCTCCGAAGAACAGATATTTCTGCGGGCGATGCTCGAAGCGAACAAACAAGAGCGCATCCTACGTCAGATGGAAGGATACAGGCTCGAACTGGAACACGGCGTTGCCCCGGAACAACACGGACTGCGTACACCACGCCTGCAAGGCCTATCGCGCCGGGATCAGGAACGTCTCTACGACACACGTGCGGTCCATACGCTGACTCCTACCGGTACGGAAGCGGCGGAAAGCTGTGAACCGATTTCAATCGGTCAGACCGAGAAACAGATCAGCAATATGACTTTCGATGAAGCATCATTTTATAACCGATTCTGATATGAAACTTACGAACGAACAGAAAAACGAAATTCGCGAGCTGCTCCAAAATTATGTCGGCCGCTACCCGAGCCAAAACAAAGCAGCAAACTCCCTGATCGGGATCTCGGCCGGCACGGTATCAACGATTCTCAATGGCCGGTACGAGTCAATCAGTGACGAGATGTTTGTGAAGCTGCGGGCGCAGATCTCCGGACAGCGGGCCGAAGGATGGCAGCTCTGCAGGACGAGGATGTATCAGGAACTCTCCGAACTGTTTTCCGACGCACAGCAATTCCAGAATGTTGCATGGGCCATCGCTCCGGCAGGTTCGGGGAAAACGACAACGGCACGCGACTACGCATCGCAACACGAAAACGTTTTCGTGATCCCCTGTTCGGAGGACATGCACCGTATCGACTTCATCCGAGAAATGTCCCGAGCCTTGGGCATCGGCATTTCGGACCGGAGCATGCACGAACTGCTCGAACGGATTACACGGCATCTGCTGACGCTTGAAGCTCCGCTGCTCATATTCGACGAAGGGGACAAACTCTCCGATTCGGTTTTCTACTATTTCATTACGATCTACAACCGGCTGGAGAATTTCTGCGGCATCGTGTTCATCTCTACGCACTATATCAAACGACGCATGGAGATAGGACTTTCGTACAACAAGAAAGGCTACGACGAAATCCATTCGCGCATCTGCCGCAAATTCATCGAACTGACGCCGGCTTCATCCTATGAAGTCGCCGCAATCGCCCGTGCAAATGGTCTGACGGACGATCGGACGGTTAAAACAGTCGTCAAAGATGCTGCCGGATGCGAGTTCGACCTTCGGCGTGTACGCCGGGAGATTCACAAACAGAAAAGACTGGCAGCTATTGCAGTAAAATAATCACTTCGAATCCTGTTCAAACCCATTTATCATGGCTAAATCTCTTTCTGTAACCCAGGCTCTCACGATTCGTCGCCATACGATTCGACCCGATGGCGGATGGGGAGACTGCGTCGGTGAGATAGACCGCACGGGCGTCGTATTCTTTTGGGGAAAATCCGGAAACGGCAAAACCTCTGCCGTCATGTCTTTCGGCAAAGCCTTGACGCCCTTCGGACGTGTGCTCTACGATTCGCTCGAAGAAGGCCTTTCCGTATCGTTTCTCAATACTCTGCGGCGTCATGCAATGCAGGATTGCGGACGACGGTTCCAGGTAGTAGCCGGAGAATCCATGGAAGAACTCGACGAACGGCTGTCGAAGCGCAAGTCTCCGGACTTCGTCATCATTGATTCATTCCAGTACACACAACTCGACTACCGTCAGTACATCGCATTCAAGGAACGGCATCCGGACAAGATGCTCGTCTTCGTGAGCCATGCCGACGGAAAACAACCGGCGGGCCGGGCCGCCCGATCGGTAATGTACGATGCCGGACTGAAAATTTGGGTAGAGGGGTATAAGGCATTCAGTAACGGTCGTTTCTTCGGTCCGACTGGAGAGTATACTATCTGGCACGAGAAGGCAGATGAATATTGGGGGACACCGCAAAGTCAGAAACCATTTTCAAAAATCGAGAAGTGATGAAACTATACATCAGTGGCCGCATATCGGGACGTCCCGCCAAGCTGGCGCAGGCGGAATTCGGTGAAGCGGAGGCCAAAATCCGCAAATTCGGACTTATTCCGGTCAATCCGATGAACAACGGGTTGCCAGCCGACACGGAATGGGAGGATCAGATGGGGCAGGATATTGCCATGCTGCTCCGGTGCGATGCGATCTATATGCTCCCCGGATGGCAGCAGAGCAAGGGTGCTACCCTCGAATATCTGATTGCCAGACAACGACGGATGCGGATATTCCTGGCCGAGACATTCGAGGCCCATGCAGGAATAGAAGATCTCACAAAACAATAGTCCCATGAAACGCAAACCGACCAGTTACGCCCGGTTTTACGCACTCCTGAACCGAATGCCGGGAGATCGAAGCCAGATCAAGGAAACTCTTGTCGCACGGTTTACAGAAGGCCGCACGACCTCTCTGCGCGATATGCGGACGTCGGAATACGAGGCTATGTGCCGAACGATCGAAGCGGAACTCGAACATCCCGGGATGAGCAGCGAAGAATTCCACCGTGAACGGAAGCGTTTGAGGTCTGCCGTATTGCACCGGATGCAGCGGCTTGGAATCGACACATCGGACTGGGACATTGTTGACACATTCTGTTTGAGCAATCGCATTGCCGGAAAAGAATTCGCCCGTCTTTCGCTCTCAGAATTGGAATTGATGATTCCTAAACTCGAAGCTATGGGCCGTAAAGGGTACTCACGTCCCAGAAAAGCAATGATCCCGATAATTATTCGCACAGATCAGATACCAAGTTAACCAAGAGGATGACCTGAAGTGCCGTAATCGAAGATCGAATTTTAGAGATGGATAAATTAGGAAATATTACACTGCACAACGCTGATTGTATGAATCTCCTGCAAGAGTTTCCAGACCGATCGTTCGATCTGGCGATTGTCGATCCGCCCTATTTCGATGGTCCTGAGAAATTGGGTTATTATGGAACTTCTAAATCGTCGATAGGAGTAAAACGACCAGCCTACGAGGCAAAACATTGGACAGTTCCCGATAAAGACTATTTCATGGAATTGCAGCGTGTATCGAAAAACCAGATCATTTGGGGATGCAATTATTTCTGTTATCCCTTCGGCCCCGGCCGCATCGTATGGGATAAAGTCAATGGGAAGAGCTCTTTTTCGGATTGCGAAATAGCCTACTGCAGTTTGATTGATACGGTTCGCCTGTTTGCATTCATGTGGAACGGAATGTGTCAAGGAAAATCTATCTCCGAAGGGCGCATACAGCAAGGAAATAAAATGATGAATGAGCGTCGAATACATCCCACACAGAAGCCCGTAGCGCTCTATAAATGGCTGCTGTCGAACTATGCCGAACCGGGCGACAAGATTCTCGATACGCATCTGGGCAGCGGTTCGATATGCATAGCCTGCGACGATCTCGGATTCGAAATGACGGGCATAGAACTCGACAAAGATTATTACGAGGGAGCCAAACGGAGGCTTCAATGGCATCAGGCACAACATAAGCTATTTTGACGATGACCCACGCATCTCTTTTCAGCGGCATCGGCGGCTTCGATCTGGCGGCCGAGTGGGCGGGTTGGACGAACGCCTTCAACTGCGAAATAGATTCGTTTTGCCGCAAAGTGCTGAAATATCATTTCCCCGATGCAGAACAATATGAAGACATTAAAAAATCAGATTTCAGCAAGTGGCGGGACCGTATCGACGTGCTTACCGGAGGTTTCCCCTGTCAACCGTTCTCGCTCGCAGGAAAACGCAAAGGAACCGATGACGACCGCTACCTGTGGCCCGCGATGCTCGGTGTCATTCGGACTGTTCGCCCGCGATGGGTCGTTGGAGAAAACGTTTACGGCATTGTTAATTGGTCTGAAGGGGTGGTCTTCGACACGGTGTGTTCTGACCTGGAGGCGGAAGGATACGAAGTGCAGCCGTACATTATACCGGCTTGCGG